AACCAGAACGAGTGGTCTGCGTGGCAGAAACGATAGGGACGTTTGCTTCAACAGCCAATCCTCTAAGCTCTTCTGCAATCGCTTTAATATATGAATATGAATTGACAGAGCTATTTCCGCGATATCGTGAGGAAGCACATATATTAAGGTAATCAATGAAAATAATATCAGGTCTAAATGACTTCTTAAGTGCAAGTTCATTAAGAAGTGCTTTAAAGTGTCCACTGTGTGCGCTCGCTGTCGGATACTCTTTAATTATAAGAGTGCCTTGAGTTTTTTGTGCAAGGTTTGTCACCTTATTCTCAAACATCACTTTGGGAAGATTAGTAATCTCTTGGATAGGAATATTCAAGAGGTTCGCGTCAATTCGTTCAGCAATTTTTTCTTCTGCCATTTCCATTGTAATGTACAGAACGTTCCTCCCTTGGAGCAACACGGAGCTAGCAACATGGCACATGAATAGAGATTTCCCGACACCTGTACCAGCAAGCGCGATGTTAAGAGTCTTAGGAGGTAAACCACCTTTAGTGATTTTGTTGAGATATTCGAGATCGAATTCAATTTTCTCTTCCTTCCGATGATAGAGTTCATACCTTTCTTCGTAGTCTGTTAAGTAGTCGTGTCCAATGTGAGTGTCAAACGACACTGCAAGAGCATCAGACAAAATAGTGGGGATTGCATCTCTGCCTTGCTTTTCATCTTTTCCATCAGCAAGAGCAATGGATTCCATCAATGCCAAATAAATGGCACGATCTCGACACCACTTTTCAGTAGTGTCCAGCAACCAATCATAATCTGTCGGAACATCTTCAAGATAACTGATTAGTTTTGTTACTTCCTGAAAAGAAGAATCATTTATGTCTTGACGCTTTTCTGCTTCAATACAAAGAACTTCTTTGGTTGCTGGTTGATTATACGCTTCGACAAATTTGAGTACTTCTTCAAAGACTACTTTTTGGTGAGTGTCTTCAAAGTATTCTGCTTTAATAAAAGGAACTACCTTACGAAGATACTCTTCATTATACAAAAGATTTCTTAGAATAAGAATTTCAACTTTGTCCATGAGGTATGTCAAATACAAATGTTATACGTGTCTCATCACCGATATTAACGGTTCCATGAGGTAATTTATTATTGAACCAAAGAAGAGTTCCTGGTTCTACAGTCACACTATCTTCTCCACAAAAATACTGATATCTACCTAAGATTGATAGATGATATCTGTTTCTTGTTTTGTAGTAAGTGCCCTCATCAATATGAGCTCCTACCATTTCATCTATTGGAAGAGAAAGAAATCCGCACCTATGTATATCAGCATTTTTGAATTGCTTGCGGATAATCTTTCTTATCTCAGTATGATGAGCATATGCAGGAGTCTTCACATTAATCTCAGAGTCTCCGACAAAATCATCTTTGCTTTTGACTCCACCCATTATAAGTTGAAGTGCGCTTACTGGCAAGTCCGAAAATCCTCTATCAACTAAAGACTGGGAGTCCTTCAGATGTTTCTGATGGTCCCAGTCTTGAGGATACTTCTTCAATTGCTGTATGACTTTATCAACTTTAATTCCTGTTTTAATAATTTTAATCATTTAATGCATCTTTGTATTTCTTTCGATTAGGTTCATTATCTTTTGGTTTTACCCACCTCAGATTATTCAGATGATTATTAGTAGGATCTGGGTCTTTATGATCTACAAGTGCAGTATCTCTAACCCATTGTCTAGTTTTGGGAGGAATGCGAGGTTGTCCTACCATTTCGGGAGTAATTACTTCAAACCATTCATCAGCAATTTCATCTGGAGGATATTCATCAATTGGTCTCCAGGACTCCATAACTGCTCTATGTACAGCAATTTTAAGAGTAATATCATCCTTTCCACCGTGAGTGGCATATGTATAATCATCATAGAAATCACTTTTTATGCGAATACTAGTATAGTGATAACCACTATTATTCCATTTAGAAAGTAAGTTTCCTTTTTTGCCTATTATACCACTCCCAGTTTTAGACACAAAATATCCAGGTATTACTTTTTGATATCTAATTAGAGGTTTAAACTCTTCTTCTCCAAATATATTAATCATTTCAGTTGCCTCCCTTATCATTAGTGAAGTCTCTGATAAAGGTTGCCATCTCAAGAATGTCCTCTCTTGATGGATACTTAGGATACTCCGGAAGTTTGATTGGATTTGGAGCGATAGGATGGTCATCTGCTGATGCCTTTCCTTCTTCTTTTAAATCAATATATCTACTCCAATCATTGGAGTACTTACTTTCAATATCAAGTTTTTCTTGGTTCTTTCTATCCCATTCCAAGACATCTCTATCAAATTGTGCCACAAGATAATCTCTGGCTTCTTGAAACAACTGCAAACGCAGTTCAAAAGCATTGCTCATATTCGTACTGGTAATTTAACGTGTGGGAGTGTATGTGTGTGACAATCCCATGATTATTTATACAGGTTTTTTTCAAGAACCATAACTAAACTCTTCACGAGCAACTTCATCAAGTTTCTCCATCACTTCTGGAGTGAAATATGTTTCAGGATCTTTGAGAATTGCTTTGGCATAAACTTTCTTAGTCTCACCATCAACAGTCATCTCATATCGACCAGCAACGTTTTTCCAAAGTCCGCCAATCTCACCGAGTTCAAGAAGACCATAATATCGATCAAGACCACGCTCATCGTAATAAAGACGCACCGTAACATCTTTGTTCTCCTTACTCAGACGCGACTTAGCAGTCTTTGCCTTGATAAGGTTTCCAACGATTTCTGTTCCATCCTTTTCCTTTTTCTTACTGAGATAAATGATTGTAGAAGCGGCATATTTGAGACCACTACCTCCTCCCATTTCTTTAGTTGGTACATAAGCGCCGATGACATCGTAGGTGTGATTCGTAACGATCATAGGAATGTTTGCTTGACCCAACTTGAGTGTGAGCATTCTAAATGCACCTTTGACCAATTGAGATTTGGTCATGTCACGAACTTGTTTGTCGTTGAGTGCGTCAGTAATCTCTTTCTCGGTGGAAAGCATCCCCAAAGAGTCTAACACAAACATACAGGGTTTGCGTTCATCTTCAGGTTTTTTTTAAGTATATATC